TTGACAAGATGGTCAGCAAGTACGGCACTTTCAGTATTGCCAGCTACGCCCACGCCTACAAGTGGAACGGCGCACCAAAACACGCAACTGCATGGGGGTATGGGCACTAAGCCGTGATAGGATATTGCAGGAGGTAACACATGAGCACAAAAGTAGAAACTTACTGGTCTTGGGAAACGCAACCCGCTGTTGTCGTAGATTATGGCGATTTTCTGCGCGGGCTCTTACTCGAAGACGGTGATGATGATTGGGAATCTGTTACGGAGCGCGAGGTTGTTGAATGGTTCAAAGAAGGCCAAGAGCTGACCAAAGAAAAGTTTGAAGAAGTCTTTGGCGTGATCGGCTCTACCTTGCCACCAATCCCCCCAGCCTGAACTTCTCCAGTAGCAGATCCAAGATATTTGGGTCTGCCGCTTCAGTGGCACCACCATAAATGCGTTGCTGTTCAGCACGCGCATCCACATAAGTTCTGTATTTCTGCGGTGGAATGTCCTTGTTGTATCGACCTTCCAGCTTGCGACTAATCTCATACCATCGGTGGCCAACTTCTCCGGCCTCTGCCATCTCTCGCGTCTTGATCTGAACCTCACCGACAATCACGCCGCCAGTCTTCGGGTCCGTAATCGCCACATTCATCTTGCGATCAAAGTAGCCCGTCTCAGGCATAATCTGCCAGCCGCGATCAATGCTCGGATACAGCCGACCAACATCTGAAGCCACCTGCTCGGCCTGATCAGCAGAATCCACATAAACTGAGGTCCGCACACCGTCAGTAAATTGATCTGGCGTCAATCCTTTGCGCTGAACCTTGTCATCAATGCTCCTGCGGGTTTTTACCTCGACATCAAACTCGGAGCCGTCGCGGAGCGTAATAAATTTGCCCGCCTTCTTTGCGCCCGCATTCGTCGCCACATCTTCGATGTTAGCTTGGAAGTCTGGATTGACCGACTCGGCACGCTCAATCATCTGATCGGTGTTTTGCAGATCCGACTGATTACTCTTCAGCGCTTGCTCAGCCCGCCGCACATCGTCGACACCCGTCTGCTGATACAGATCAGGCGCAAATACGGACCCGCCCTGATGACCCGACTCTCTGACAGATCCGACAGCTTGAATTTGATCATCGATAGGCAGGGCGCGAATGCCTACTCGCGCGGCGCGCAAACTCTTTGCCACTGGACCCACGAACGGAATAGCACCCGCCGCCTGCAACCCAGCATCAAGATATTCACCCTGCCGCAGATTCTCCATCAAACTCGGTGATCGCGGGCCCACCAGCATTTCTTCGACGCTCATCTCGTCAGACGGGAACGCAGGGTACCCGCCAAAGATGTCGATCATCCCTAGCGGATCAGCAAACCCCCCGCCAACATTAGCCGTTTGCGCTGGTGTCAAGATCGGTTCCGCGTCTCGCGGGTCATTGAAGATGTCGATTGTCGGGTCAAGGCCGGGGATGAATGGGCGAAATTGACTCATGCGGCTTTTTGCTCCTTAACCCAGCCCTCACGCAGAAAGGCCAGCCAGTCTTCAAATGATACTACAGCCACGCCTCCACACTCCGATCCATGATTGAGGGCGCTGATCGGTAGAGTAACGCGAATCGGCTTGTTGTTGAACTTCCAGATCAGCACAGGAATGCGATCACCGGCCGCATCACAAACCTGTTGCCACCAACTTTTCGAAAACCACCAACCATCCTTGTAGGCTTTACATTCGATGGCGTGACCGGGAATCTCGATGTCACATAAATCTTTGGCCTGATACTGATCAAGGTTCCGCTTGCAACGGATCTGAAGGCCATGTTCCTCGAAAAAACCATTGAGGCGCTTGACAATATCCCTTTCAAACGCGGCGCCTTTGTTGCGACTGTCAACCATTTTACGCTTTCCCTTCAGGCATAAGTGTCAATCGACCTGCCTTTCGTGGCATCGGTTGAAGGAGTGACATCTACCGAGGTGGGCTGAAATTTGATCTTTGATGATTCAGCGGGCATCTGAGCATTATTCAAAGCCGTGGGATTCATCGCAGGATTTGCCGCGCCCGCAACAATGCCCGTAGGTTTCTGCATCATATTGGGCCATTTAACACCGCCCACTTGTAAAGGATCACTAGCCATTTTACCGCACCGCAAATCGTCTTCGCGATAATATCTGAAATGACGTAAAATTCTAGTCATTATGGGCCCCAATGGGGCCCCGCGAATCGGCCCCTCGGATCGCACCCCCAAATATGCGCGGACTCCCTGCCGCGCTTGGGGGCCGAGGGGCCCCTTAAATGCGTTTAATTAAATCGATCGCATTACTTGGCAGTCAAAGAATAATCAAGACCCCCACGCAGATGGCCACAATTATTCCAGCAATCACAACAGCGGCGCCGACAAGCAGTTCTCCGATTCGATCACTCATGTGTTTCCTCCTCAGTTTTTTCCTCGCAAGGCGTTTGTAGACTTCCGCCGAAACCAACTCCGTCTCCGCACAGCCCCAGCTTTCGCTCCATCTTCTCGTTTAGCAACACAATGTTAAGCGAAAGCGCGAGAACAAAAATAAATAGCGTTAGCCATTCGGCGCGCGTCAAAGACATGATCTTATCCTTTTGCCAAGTAATTTTTTAGGGTACCAAATGTACCAAACTCAGCTATAGCTACAGCCGAGGCGGCGCCTTGTCCAAGGGGGGGTACCACCCCTCCGGTCCCTCGCGATTTCGATCAGAGAAATCGGATCTATAGAGACCCAATTATAACTTCCTTAAATGTAGATTTACGTCAGTTAAGCGGTCATTTGACCCATGCGCGCACAAAAGTACACATTCGAGCCTTTTCTTATGCTTAAAACAGTGCTCAAAGCCTGCGTTTATGCCATTTAGGCATTTCCCAGAGTTTTGGGGGAGGGAGAAAGAGAGAGGGCCTCTACACGGTTTGATCCGTAAATTAATACTTACTTCCTGTTAATTATTTTATGCAGGCTCTTGCTAACTTTTAAGCGGAAGCTGTGCCTCAACCTTTGCGAGATTCTCATCCATGCAGGAAGCTCTGATGCGTCGCGTTTATGCAAACCTCTTACAGGATCTGCACAGGTTGAGTGTGTCAACCGACCACAGCCGAGGCCGGTCAGCACGTTGGAAATGGTTACCAATGTGCCCGAGGTTAGGAGTGCATCAGAGATTGTCACTTTAATGGTCTTTCGATGAGAAGCTATTGTCCACTCCCAGCAACTCGTTAAGCCGCGCCTTGATATCGTCCTTCGTCATCTTATCTATGTTGGCGTTGATGTTGAGGTTCTGACTGCGTTGAATGGTCAAACCAGCGAGTTGATTAAGCTCTTTCACTGCACTCACGGCCGCGTTGTAAGCTCCAGTCTCGAAGCTGGTCTCTGCGATCTTCCATAGCATCGACCCAGTTTTCTCAGGCGTGATCGCATACTTCTGTTTCAACTCGTCCTGCTTCATGCGGACAGCGCGCGTTACTCTTGGGAAGCTCTCACCATCCAACATCTTCGATGCGCTTGCGGCAGGGAATGCGAATCCTGATCGACGTGCCGCCTCGGTCTGACCACACGCGCCTTCGGTGTAGTGCCATACAAATGCCGCCTGCATATCTGTAATGTCTAGTTCGGGATCTGCCTCGAACTGTGCTGGCGCTTCAGCTAACGGTGGCGTCTTCTTCCGTGGTCGGCCGACCTTTCGCTTGCCTTCACCCTCACTCACGATCTTCGATCTCCTTTGGCTGTTCGCTGAACAGCGACTCTCCATATCTGTTGTAATTTCGTAGCCACTTTCGCACGGTTGCTTCGCCAACGCCAACAGCCTGCGCGACTTCCCAGAAGGTTTTGCCATCCGACCTTAGCTTCTGCGCGTGCGCCACTTCTCGTCTTGTCATCATCATAACCCATGGTAAACAGGGTACAGGGTAGGGTAGGGTAGGCATTCTATATAGTAGCCAGTTATACCTTTACAACTTACTACTTTGTAAACCTAAAACTATCAATATATACTTTAAGGTACACTACACTACCCTAATTTATTACCCTTACCAATCAACAACTTAACCATCTTCGATGCAGGGTACAGTGTACTACCCTCGCCGAAAACACCCAAATTTGTAAGCTCTCCACATTTACATTTGTAAAGTGTATACAGTTTACAAATCATCACATTTCGCCCCAAACCGTACCCTGTACCCTGTGTAGTACCCTGTTAGTCATTCCAGTTAGGTGGGCTGTAACCATTCCCATCTTCGATGCTATCCCAGTCGAGGTCATATATCTTGCGTCCATTTGATCGCCGCGGCGTAATGTTATTTGCTTGCAGAACTCGCGACGCCTCCTTGAAGTCAGACGCGCGCGGAGACTTGATCCCGAAGTCTCGCAGTAGCTCCGTCATTTGCACTGGCTTGGTTTGTTCCGACTCGAACCTGACGTGTTGCAAGATTAAGTCTTCGACTGCGCTCTGCGTTCTGCTCATCTCGTTGCTGTCGTTCAGAAGCTCGCGCTCCTCACTGGTCAGGAACCAGCCGTCTCCGACGTCATAATACCGTTGCTTAATCTCCGCCCAAACCTGTTGCATATCGATGCCGTGGCGCCAGTTGATTGCGCTGACGCGCACGACCCAGAAGCGTCGGTTGCCGGTGCTATCGGAGAGGAACTCGTTCTCGTTGACTGACCCGTAAAAGCAGGTGCGCCTGCGATATCGGCTGAAGCCTCGGTCATACGGCAAGCGTAGCTCGTCATGGCTTTTGGTGATGAACGCCTTGAGCTGGTCGAGGTCTGCCTTCTTAAACGTGCTACCTAGCTCGCCAAGCTCGCAAATCCAGTGAGAAACGCATTGCTTCACGCTGTCCTTGTCGCTCGGGTTCAGGGTGGCGCCTTCGAGAAGCCAGTCAGCCTGCGGTGCCAGCCGCTTCATCCACTGCGTTTTGCCGATCGCCTGCCTTCCAACGAACACCAGTATCCCTTCGCTGGATACGCCTTCTGGTCCACACGCCGCGGCCACACAGCTAATCAGCCACTTACGCATCAGGATCTCCTTCAGCGCCTCATCCTCTGCGCTCACAGTATCGAGTAGCGCCTGCAATCGACTCTGCCCATCCCATGGCTTGCTCATCATCCACTCCGCAACGGGGTTGGACTCTCTGGCCAAGAGTTTGAGATTGAACCGCACTCTGTCATGCGGCACCCCCAACTGGATACATCGATCCTCGATCTCGGTCACGGCCGCATCCTCTTCCAGATCTGCGATCATATCGAGGTTGGGTATGTCTATGTTCATGCGCTTCTTAATGACGTCGTAAGCCACGTCGATATCGTTGACTATCAGCACGCCGCGGTGATTCTCTTTGGTCTGCATCATGCGCCCGCGTTCCGTTTTCTCAAACTCGAACGCTTGGGGCACGTTGACCTCTTGCAGACTGGGCATTAGCTCGCCTTCCAACGCTTGCGCGTGGTCGTTGTAATCCCCCACTTCCGTGGGCATCAGGACATCTGCCTGACCGCTCTGCGAGCGTATCAACTGCGCCGCTTCGACCGCGTAACGCTCACCCGTCTTGCTCTCGTCAAAGTCCGCGATAAAGACGTGCTTGGCCTGCGGGTACAGCGAAAAGATAACGTCTGCGACGTGTGGCAGGTTGCCCGCATCAAATGACACGATCACTGGCTCTTTGCGGTGCTCGTGGTAGCTCGCGGCAGTCGCATAACCCTCCGCATAATTAATTGTGTGCGCCGTGTCGAGGTACTCTTTTCCTATGCAAAAGAAGCCGCCTTTTTTCTTGCCGCCTCTAAGAAAGCGTTTCTGGCCCTCAGGGCCAATGAATTGGAGGGTTTGGACCGCGAAATCGCGATTGTAGGCCGGTATTACTAGCGCGCCGTTGTATTGCTTTAGACCATAACTCTGCACTTTCTTCGTTTCGAGGTAGGGATGCAGGTCACAAGGCTTGGCCTCCTGCCACATCGTCTGGGCCTTCTTGCTAACCTTGGAGTGCTCGATCTCCTGCGCCATCCTGACCTGTTCGCGAGCCTTTTCGATCTCTTCCTTCTGCTGAGCCGTGAGCCTGTGGCTCCCTGAGTTCTCGGTGCGCCACTCTACCCGCTCCTTTGTGTCATAGCGCTCAAAGAATCCGAAGGGCTTCTCCTGATCGAACCAGCACATATACCAGACAAGATTCTTGCGTCGGTTGTCGACGAGGAGTGTGGCGCGGCCGATCTGCCCCTGAACTAACCCTTTTCGTCTATCTGGCTCGATGCCGTAACCGCTTAGCCAATCAGTAAATTCGCGTCGCACATCTCCGCTCAACGGTCGACTGACGTCCTTCGACTGCGATTTTATTTTTATTGCCATTGCAACTCCCTGTGCTTGAGGTGTATATTAGTGCAAGTTTGTACAAATACACAAGGGGAAATTAAACATGGTGATGAATTTGAAATTCGATCAGGGAGAAACAGAGTACGAGGTGGTGCCAAAAGGTGAGCACAAAGCGATCTGTTATCGAGTGGTGGATGCTGGTACTGCGGAGGAAGAGTATCAGGGCGAGAAGTCTAACAAGCATAAAATTTTCCTGTTCTGGGAATTGCCTGAGCAAAAAATGCAGGATGGTAGACCAATGTCGATTTTCGCGCAGTACACGGCTTCTCTCAACGAGAAGAGCAATCTGTACAAAGCGTCGATGTCTTGGATGAATCGTGGATTCACTGCCGAAGAAAAGCAAGGCTTTGATCCATCGATGTTCATCGGAAAGGGTTGCAAGCTGGCAGTCGATCACACAGTCAACGGTCGAGCCAAGGTGACAGCAGTGCTTACAGCGCCCTCGGCGTTCGATGACAACGAGCAATTGAAAAGCCTGCCCACCACTAATGAGCAGTCAGTTTTCGATCTGGAGAATTACTGTAAAGAGTTTTCTGGGAAATCTGATGCGTCAAGCAAACAGGCTTGTGACATCTTCGATGAACTGCCGCGGTTCATTCAGTATCGAATTGCTGGTTGCGATGAGGTCGGCAAAGACATTGTTGCACCGTGTTTCGAGGTTCAGTCCGCGCTGAAACGCGCTGAAGCCAGCGACAAGAAGCAGTCAGGTATGAGCATGACTCAGGCAGAAGTGATGGGGGCGGGGCGTAAAAAAGAAGAGCCAGTAGACGACTTCATGCCAGATGACGACATCCCGTTCTAATCGCGCCGAGGGAGCAATAATGTCAATAAATGAAGCAACCCCCGAGGAGTGGGATAATTCCTTTCAAAAGCTCCAAGAAATGGCTGATCGCTACGACATGGTGCACCAGCCGCCTCACTACAACAAAAACGGCGCTATCGAGTGTATCGACGCCATCAAAGAGGTGCTCGGGCCCGAAGGCTTTAAGGCATACCTGCACGGCAACATCATAAAATATGGCTGGCGAGCCGATCAGAAAGGCGGCGTCGAGGATATGCGTAAGCAGATCTGGTATGCCCGTCGATGGATAGAGGAGACCGAGAATGAATGAGTTCAAGCCCGGCGTTTACGACGGGCTCACCTATGAAGAATATGCCGCCATCCCTGCGTGGCGATCTCACGATCTTACCGAGCTAATCAAGTGTCCCTATCGGTGGCACAACAAGCATGACATTTCTGAGTCGCCTGCGTTACTGGAGGGGCGCGTCCAGCACACGGTGTTTTCCGAGTTGGAGAAGTTCGATGACGAGTTTGCTATCGAGCCAGCGCTCGACCGGCGCACAAAAGTCGGCAAGGAAGCGTATGCCGATTGGCTCGAAACTGTTGGAGGGCGGACGCCAATCAAGCAGGACTTGTTCGACATTTGTATGGAAAGGCGCGAAGTCCTGTCTGATTACATTCCCACGGAATCTGACCGCGTGGAGCTGGTTATCTGTTGGGAATGGCATGGCCAGCCGTGCAAAGGCCGGATGGACTGGTACACGGGCACCGACATTTGGGATCTCAAGACCGCTCGCGATGCGTCTCCTCGTGGCTTCCGATCTTCGATCAATAGCTTCCGTTATTACCAGCAGGCCGCGTACTACCTGAACGGCGCCCGCACTGTCGGGTTGCAGGCCGACAAGTTCTATTTCTTAGCTGTGGAGAAGGCCCATCCCTATCCATTTGGCGTCTACACCCTCAGCGATGAAGCCATCGCATTTGGGGATGCTCGCAACGAGCAAGCGCTGAAGACTGGGCTGGAGTGCTTGGAAACCGGAGTGTATACGCCTTACAACGCACACCACAGCGTAGTGGAATTTGGGGCCGACGAGCTTTATTAGGGGTCGAGCGGGACCACGTTGTCGCGCTCTGGCTCCTCGTCGTCTTCGTCGTGATAATCGTCATCTTCTTGAGGGTAAGACATAAATACGCCCTCTTCGAGGGTAGCTGAAATGATCAGCGTCTCTCCTGCCTCAAGCTCGGCCTCGAACTTAATCTTTCCCATGCAGGGTGCCCCGATCTTGATGGTAGGCGCAATTCGCCATGTGGGCGTCAAAAATGTCGCCTTTGCCTTGGCCATAATAACCAACGCCTAATCGCTCTTTTAACAGCAAGTGATTCAGGCTTTCCTCTTCATTGGGAAAGAACAGTTCCACCAGTATTCGGCCAAATTTGCCGCGCTCCCCGTCAAGCTGGGTTCTCACAACAACGTCAGACCCTTTCATGTTAACTTCGTTTTTGACAAACTCTGTCGCGAGAATGCCAAGCTGTTTGAGTTCTGGATTGTCTTTGTAGCCACGTTTTTCTGCTGTATCCACACCGTACAGCCGACAGTTGAGGCCGTCCTGACCGCCCAAAAAAATGTCAAAGCCCAGATCAAACGTCAAGCACAGGCTATCCCCATCAATGACCCTCTGGATTTTAGCCGCATAAACGTAAGCCGGTTCTATTCCGATTCCCATTTTTCTTGCTCCTCTTCCTCTTCTTCTCCATCCCAATCATCTGCCTCGGGGCAGTTGGGGTGATGTCCGTTGACCGTTAGGCACTCGGGGCATAATTTCATTCGCAAACTTTCTCCCTGATTTTTTTGTAATCAGGCCAGCCAGACTGCCCATTCGAGTCCTTAAACAGCAACGTCTGTTGACAATACAGGGCTTCTTCTTTGAGTGCATCCTGATAATCAGCCTTGCCGACCAACCCGAAGATAAGGGTGATTGCGCCTACCAATAATAAAGCCGTTATGTGTTCGCTCATGTTATTTGCCCCTCCCCTTCAGCAGTCGATGAATCGCCTTGGACTCTTTGCCCTTGATGCGCGGGTCGCGCTTGATCGCTTTGTCCACCGCTTCTTTGTTGTACTTCGCCATTTGCTTCTCCATGATAAGGGCCGCTCAATCGGCTTTGAAAAATCTTTTCAAGGCACCTTCATCTGACTCGTTGGGCCCCTTGAGTTTCTGTGCAATCAGCAATTTCACAGCGGCTAGTCCGTTATTGGACAGAGAATCTCCGGCCAAATGCTCAATAGCTGAATCGAGAGGGACGTTGTTGGTTCTCGAATAATTCAGCGCCTTATCGGCAATTATATTGACCTTATCCATTACGCTACCCCTCGGTAGCTGATTTCTGGGTAAGGAATGCCGCGTTGACGCAACATTTGGACCCGACTTTTATGATCCCGCTGACGGATCAAATAAATATCGAGGATGCAATCCTCAAGGCTATCAATCCCAGAGCGATGATCTGCCCAGGCTTGCTTGACCAAAGCTTTTCTGACTGCAATGGCTTCTTTAACTAAAAAATTACATGACCGCATTTTTTTCTCCCCGTTAACTGCTCAATCAACATACATATAATCTCACATTACCGTGTCGGTGTATACTAATTTGCACAAAGATATTAGATTGATTTGTCATAAAAAAAGCCGCTGTTATGCGGCCTTTGCGATTGCCTTGTTAAACAGCGAATCTTTCACGGCATCTGGCACCAATGCCCACTCGATAGAGCGCCACCCGCCAGCGCCACCGCGCACAAATGCAATGCTTTCGTTGTAACGTGACCTAGTGCCGTTCATTACAAACTTGCCGTCGATAATTACGGTTGCGCCGTAAAGGTTTTGGCCCGCCTGTTCGTAAACTTTGTATTTCATATCTATCTCCCTGTGTAGGGCCGCTTACGCGGCTCTCCCGATCTCTCGCGCCAATCTCGACGCCTCTACCTGTAGTTCCCGTAAACGGTTTGGTTGCCAAGAAGGGCAGGTTCTGTCCATCTCCGCCAAGACTTTGTTGCGCGCTTCTTCTAGAGCCAATTGCAGTTTGTTCATATCTATCTCCCTAGTAAGGGCCGCGTAAGCGGCCCAATTGATTAGAAGTTGTAGTCGTAGAACTTGTAAGGCTTGTCGCACATAACATAAGCCATGTATCGGCCCTGACCCCATCGACCCTTGGCCTTATGCCATCGGATTCGCTCAACTGGCGCGTCCTCATTTGACTCAAAAATCCACTCCTGTGCCCGTTGATTGTGAAGGTGTCCAGCAAATCCACCAGCTTCCCACTCCATCTTCTCCTTCCACTTAGGGCAAGGCTCGGCCTTCATAGGTCGGATCTCGACACAGTTGTCGCTGACGATTTTAACAACCTCAAAAGGGGTACAGTCAGAATACCCACGCCAGTAGCAGTAAGGTCGGATCTGATGCTTTACCTTGCAACGCTCTGCATACTCAGCCTCCCGCTTTTCATCGCGGCTGGCGTCGGGCATATTGTCCCAATACCACCACTGATTACGCCCCTCCAGCTCCCTGATTTCCTCTGGAATCTCAATCTGTATCGCCACATCAATCTCCCTTTCGGTCAGGACCACCCCGACCACAAGAGAAGTATGACAGATACCGTGTCGTTGTGCAACTATTTATAAACAAAAAATGGAAATATTTATGTTAAATTTAAGCGAGTTACAGGAAGGAAGGCGATGAAAGAGGATAAGGGGTCATGGAGATTGACGAAGACGGAACGTGGTCGCAACTGGATGAAGTTGGAGTTGATGATATTTTACTGGCGTATCGAGCGGCTGTTGCTACAGCA